CAACGTGGACAATCTATGACACCTGAACAACAATACTTAGCATTTTTAAAATTAGTACAACCAATTGCTGATAAATGTTTATTTATTCGTGGTGGTAATCATGACTATTTACGTAGTTTTAATATACTAGACTTTGATATTTGTAAAACATTAGCAAGTGAAATGGGTGTTCCTTACTATAGATTACCTGGATATGCACGTATTACTATACAAGGTAAAGATTGGTATATGGTTAGTGGACATGGTAAAAGTGGTGCTAAAAATGGTGATACTGAGTTAGATAAAATGGCATCAGTGTATAGCGATGGCGATGTATTTTTCTTAGGACATAATCACCAACTATATTGTAAACCTATAGATTCTCTAACGATTGATGAAGAAGGTATGGAAACTTTAAAAAGAAAGTGGTATATTAGAGGAGGTTCATTTTTACGCTACGCAGATTATGCACGATATTCTTTTTATGGAATACAACGAACTGGGTGGATAACAATGGAATTTACTAAAGATAAAATAAACTGTTGGGAGAACTAAAATGGCGTATGGTTATAAAAGTCCAATGAAAAAGAAAAAGGTTAAAAAAAAATCTAAGAAAAAAGGTATGAAAAAAGGAAAGAAGAAATGAAGGGTGTAAACCATTATAAAAAAGATGGGACTTTACATAAAGGCGGAACACATAAAATGCCCGATGGTAGTTTGCATTCTGGAGCTAAACATGGTAAAAGTAGTGTGAAACTTTTTCATTATGGAGAGTTAAGTAAAAAATCAAAAATAAAAGCTAAAACTTTTTGGAGAAAAAAATAATGCCAAAACATAAAATGAAAAAAAAGAAAATGGGTAAAAAATTAACTGCTAGTCAAAAAAAATTACCTAAAAAATTGCAACAAGCAATATTAAAAAAGAAAAGGAAAAAATAATGGCTAAAAATATACCTACAAATAAAGCGTTATATGCTAGAGTTAAAGCAGCAGCAAAAAGAAAATTTAAGGTTTATCCTTCTGCTTATGCTAATGCTTGGCTAGTAAGAGAGTATAAAAAACGTGGTGGCGGGTATAGAAAAGGCAAATAATGGCAAACACTGGTTTAAAAAAGTGGTTTGCTGAAGAATGGGTAGACATTGGTGCTCCTAAGAAAAAAGGTAAATACCAAAAGTGTGGGCGTAAATCTGCAAGTAAAAGTAAACGAGGATACCCAAAATGTGTACCAAAATCTAAAGCTAAATCTATGACTGCTGCTCAAAAACGTAGTGCGGTTAAAAGAAAAAGAGCTAGAAAACAAGGAGTAGGGGGAAAGCCAACGAATGTTTCAACATTTGTAAAGCGTAAGAAAAAGAAATGAGAGGACTAAAACCACAAGTAAAAAGACATACGAATGGTAAGAAAAAAACTAGACAAGGACAAAGTACAAGAACAAAGTACGGAACGAAAGCTAGTAAAAAATATTATAAAAAACGTTATAGAGGACAAGGATAATGGCTAAGAAAAAAGATTCTAGATTAACAAGAGCTGGTGTATCAGGTTATAATAAACCTAAACGCACTCCTAATCATCCTAAAAAATCTCATATTGTAGTAGCAAAAGTTGGAGATAAAATCAAAACAATACGTTTTGGACAACAAGGAGCTAAAACTGCTGGTAAACCAAAAGCAGGAGAATCAAGAAGAACTAGAATGAAACGTAAAAGTTTTAAAGCTAGACATAGAAAAAATATAGCCAAAGGAAAAATGTCAGCTGCATATTGGGCTAACAAAGTAAAGTGGTAGGAAATTATGCCGATACAAAGAAAAGGGGTAACTAAAGGTGATATGGTTCGTGCTATAAAAGGTATTGAACTACATCTGATGCAACTTCAACAACATATTGTAATGATAGATAATATTTTAGATAAATATATCATTATGAAAAAAGACAAAGATAAATTCAAAAAGTTTATGGAAGATGAACATAAACAAAAACAACGTAAGCAAAGCAGAAAAAGCACTAAAACTAGCAAGTAAAGACTTAATAGCTTTTGGTAAACTTTTTCTTCCTGATGATTTCATGAGGAGTGAAACACCTCCATTCCATTACGAAATGGCTGATGCTATTGATGATAATAGTGTAAAACAATTAGCTGTTATTTTACCTAGAGGACACGGAAAAACTGTGTTAACTAAATGTTCTATTATTAAAGATTTTTGTTTTTGTCCAAAAGATGATATGTTGTTTTATGCTTGGGTATCAGCAACGCAAAAATTAAGTACTGGTAATATGGATTATATTAAGTACCACTTTGAATACAATGAAAAAATAAAATACTACTTTGGTAGTTTGAAGGGAAAAAAATGGACAGAAGAAGATGTGGAGTTAGCCAATGGATGTAAACTTATTAGTAAATCGAATGTTGCGGGTATTAGAGGGGGTGCTAAATTACACAAAAGATACGACCTCATCATTCTTGACGACTTTGAACACGAAGCAAATACTATTACAGCTGAAGCACGGGCTAAGAATAGCAATCTCGTTACTGCTGTTGTTTATCCTGCTATTGAGCCTCATACTGGTCGTCTTCGGGTCAATGGCACTCCTGTGCACTATGATAGCTTTATCAATAACCTCATCATTAATTATGAACGTAGTAAAAAAAGCAAAGATGATTTTGCGTGGAGAGTAATTACTTATAAAGCGATTCAACCAGATGGAACATCATTATGGGATAGTTGGTTTCCTTTATCTAAACTAGAAGAAAAGAAAAAGTTTTATCAAGATAGTGGAACACCTAGTAAGTTTTTCCAAGAATATATGATGGAAGTACAATCTGAAGAAGATTCAGTTTGGGGTAGAAAACATATTAAATATTGGGAAGGATATTATGAGTTTGATGATGGAGAAAAACAAGGATACATAAATATAGATGGTGCAAAAACTCCTGTAAATACATTTATTGGATGTGACCCAGCAACAGATATTAATACAAAAAATGCAGACTTTAGTGTAATTATGGTAATAGCAGTTGATGCAAATAATAATCGTTATGTATTAGAATATGAAAGACATCGTAGTATTCCTACATTAGGAGCAAAAGATGTTGATGGAAACATTATAGATAAAAAAGGTGTAGTGGATTATATTATTGAAGCATACAAAAAATATAATTGCAAACAAGCTACAGTAGAAGATGTTGCTATGAATCGTAGTATTCTACAAGCATTAAACGATGAAAGAAGAAGAATTAATCGTTATGATATAGCTGTAATACCTGAAAAACCAGGTGGACAACAAAAAAGAAACAGAATATATTCAGGTTTATCTGGTATTTTTTCTGTAGGTTCCTTATATTTAAGGGAAAATATGTTTGATTTGGTAAACGAAATAGTAACTTTCGGACCAAGAATGGCGCATGATGATACAATTGAAGCACTTTATTATGCAAATTTACACGCATTTCCGCCTAATTATGCAAACAATGGTACAGAAAAACCAAAATGGTATAAACCAAAACGTAAAGCAAAAAGCTGGATAGTAGCTTAGGAGAAAACAATGCAAGATAAAATGAATATGAATACACAATTTGGTCCATATGATAGTAAAGAGGAAGTAGAAGATTTACAAAGAAGATTAAACGAAGTAGGATTTAGCGTAGATGTAGATGGTATGTATGGTAAAAAAACAAAAAGAGCAGAAAGAGAGTATGCTCTATATGTACAAAATAATATACCAGAAGAAAAAATGTTAATATATAATAATCCTGATTTAGTAAATATGGCTGAAAAACCTTTTCATTTATTAATAGATGGTGATGCTAATTTATTTGATAAAGCTTTGAAAAATCCTATGTCTTTAACTGACGAAGAGTATGGTCGTGCTTTTCCTGATGCTAAAACTAATAGTGAAATATTAAGAGATTCAGATATATTTGAATTTTTAAAGAGACAATAATGCCTAAATTTGGTAGAAAATCACAAGAAAGATTGAACACTTGCGACCCAAGATTAATAGAACTATTTGAAAAAGTAGTTGAAGATTTTGATTGTTCAATACTACAAGGACATCGTGGAGAAAAAGAACAAAATGAATTGTTTAAGAAAGGTTTTAGTAAACTAAAATATCCAAAAGGTAGACATAACCAATATCCTTCATTAGCTGTAGATGCAGCTCCATACCCTATTGATTGGGAAGATAGAGAACGTTTTACTTATTTTGCAGGTTTTGTTATGGGTACTGCAGCATCTATGGGATTAAATATTCGTTGGGGTGGAGATTGGGATAGAGACACAGAATTAAAAGATAATAATTTTGATGATTTACCACATTTTGAAATAAGGGATTAATATGGCACGTAAAAGCAAAGCAGAAACAAATAGAGAGTTGTTCAATAAAGCTAATAATTATTATAGAAAAAAATGGTTCAGCGATTCTCAAAAAGGAATGGATTTCTATTTAAATGACCAATTATCAGCTGAAGAAAAAGAAGACTTAAGAGAAGGTGGTATGCCAGACTTTATTATTAATCGTATAACACCAGCGATTGATATTATGAAATTTTTTATTACTGCTAACAATCCTAGATGGCAGGCAATTGGTGTAGAAGGTAGCGACGCTGATATAGCACATATTCATAGTATGATTGCAGAACATTCATGGCATTTATCTAGTGGTAAAAGTTTATTTTCAGAAGTAATACAAGACTCACTTGTTAAAGGTTTAGGGTTTTTTAAAGTAGAAATAGACCCAGATGCTGATAATGGTATGGGTGAAGTAGTTTATAAATCAATAGACCCTTATGATGTATATGTAGACCCTATGAGTAGAGACTTTTTATTTAGAGATGCAAACTATCTTATAGTACAAAAAAACATTTCTAAAACATCATTAATACAAATGTTTCCTGATATGAAACGAAAAATTGTTCGTGCATCAGGTATGACACAAACAAAACAATATTCTAATAGAGATGTACACGAATCAGATAGTATTCAACCAGGTGATTTAGAGCATGAAGCTTATACATTAGAGGGAGAAAGAGATGATATACTTGATTTTTATGAAGTATATACTAAAGAAAAAATACCTCATGTAAATGTTTGGTTAAGAAAACCTCCTACAGAACGAGAACTTGCTCAAATTAAAGAAGCTACAGAAAAAGATATTTTAGATATGCAAGAAGAAATGGAAGTAGTTCTGAAAGAAAAAGAACAAGAATTGCAAATGTTAGTAGAAAAAGGAGAAATGCTAGAAGAACGTGCTGAAATTGAATCTCAAAAATTATTCGAACAAATGCAATCAAGAATAGAAGAACAACGAGCATTAATGGAAGCACAATTAATTAGGTCTCAAACAAGAACAAAACAAATTGTTATGTCAAAAGTTCAATTTGAAAATTTAACTAAAGACCCATCTTTTAGAGAGCAAGTAGTAGAAAATGTACCATTTTTTAAAACACAAATTAAAGTAACTGCTTCTGCTGGTGATATGTTTTTATATGAACAAATATTACCTATAGAAGATTATCCGATTGTTCCAATACCTTATCAACATACTAATACACCTTATGCTGTTAGTGCAGTAATACCTATGATAGGTAAACAAAGAGAAATAAATAAATCACATCAGATAATGTTACACAATGCGAACTTAGCATCTAATCTTAGATGGTTATATACGGAAGGAAGTATTGACGAAGAAGAATGGGAAAAATACTCAAGTAGTCCTGGAGCTATGTTAAAATATAGACAAGGATTTCAACCTCCTAATCCAATTCAACCATTACCTATTAACAATGCATTTTATACAGTAACTCAACAAGGTAAACAAGATATAGAATATATTAGTGGTATATCATCAAGTATGCAAGGTATTGGTAGACCTAGTTCTGAAACATATCGTGGTTTATTAGCAATGGATGAATATGGTACAAGAAGAATTAGACAATTTGTAAATAATGTAGTAGAACCAGCACTTGAGCATTTAGGTAAAGTATATATGCAATTTGCACAATTTACTTATACAACACAAAAAGTGCTTAGAGTTGTACAACCAGAACAAGGACAAACACAAGGTGAAGTGCAAGAAGTTTCTATTAACATTCCTATTTACAACGATTTTGGTAAAGTAGTAGAAAGATTTAATGATTATGCTTCAGCTAAATTTGATGTTAGAATTATTGCTGGTTCAACACAACCACTTAATAGATGGGCATTACAAGAAGAATATTTTAAATGGTTCCAAGCTGGATTAATTGACGATGTAGCAATGTTAGAACAAACTGATATACGTAATAAAAAACAATTATTACAACGTAAAGGTATGTATGCACAAATGCAACAACAACTAGCAAATGCAGAAAATGCTATGAAAAGTCAAAGAGGTACAATTGAAACACTAGAAAGACAATTAGTACAAGCTGGTATCAAAGATAAATTAAATGAAAGCTCTAAAGTAATGGATAAAGAGCTGAATAAAAGTGTTGCAGCTCAACGACTAATTAGAAGTCGTATGGCAGACAAAGAAAAGATTCAACAAGAAAATGTTGATAATGAAAAAAACGTACAGTAAATTAGAAGGAGAAATACAGTATGCCT